GGCATAGTCAGACACGTCAATCAATTAAAGCAATGCGAGAAGCGAACGCAGGCATGCTGTCAGCCTTGTTGAGAGACTGATGTGAGATGGTAGTAGACAGATGAATAAGCAGAACGTCTTGATGTCAAGCTAAGTTATCCACAGGTAGATGCACAGGTTGTGGATAACTTTCTGAGATTGTTGACTATTCTGATATAGAGATACTTACTAAAAGATAGTGTGTAATGGTGCAGGAAATCGAAGGCGGATCGTAAGCTATATCTTCATTTCTAAGGTCAGAAGGGGGTTCCAGCCTTAGATTCACAGCCAATATATGCAGCCAGCCTAATAAAGTATCGATTCAAGGGCTCAGCGGGCCTCTTAAAACCAGCAAAAATAGCCCCAAAACCTATGAAAACTGCCAATAATCGGCCCAAAACCTGTGAAAACACGGCATTTCTGCACATTTTTGGATGCATTCGTAAAGGGCATGCCAGATAGACCTTAGAATCATAGCCATGCATGCCTATTTTGCCTTCGATTCGTAAGTCAGCCCACTATGACAGCCAAAGTATGCAGCCATGCTATACAGCCAGCCTATTCAGCCAAGACAGATTGATTGTGCTATGTCTTATATGTAGAATTGGCCCGGTGGAGTATTGGTTGGTTCTCTATGTCTTATATAGTACAAGGACACCTACTGCCACCGGCCAATCATCCTTGTGTATCCTATGTCTTATATCGTAAAACAGAAGAAGCCTCCCAATAAAGACGGGAGGCTTTGTTGCATGTCTTATATAAGACAGACCGAACTAACTGTCTTGAATTTGAATTCGAAAATCATCCGGGGAATTTCGGCCCATTCGTAAATGCGCTTCAAAATCTTCCGGGAATTTTGGCCCCTATCGTAAAGGGTGAAAAATCGGACACAACAGACAAATGACTAATCGACCATGTAGTCATGAGAGTTAGTTAGGATAAGCAACGAACCGGGGCGGCTAGCACTTCGTGCCACAGGATAAATTGAAAGGTCCCTGGGTTGCAGCCGACCATCTGCTATTTAATCCCTCGCCCGAGATGGACTGATAGGGAACCCAGGAACACACCTTATGACCTCACTACAATAGTGTAACAAGGCCATCGCTCTGTGTCAATCACCACTGCAATTCGTCAGTGACGTTGTAGTGCGAGACGAACGGCACCACCCAACGAGAGTTCAGAAGCTTGCCCTTCTCCTCCCACAGAGTGAGAGTGCCAGTCTTGACATCGAACTCGATGCCATTGTCCATGATGCCTGTGAATTCCAGCTCCCTTCGAACACCCTCTTCGAGAACGATCACGGTCACAGTGCGAGTCATGTTCTGTCCCTTCGTTGATACTAGTCTAACAGAGTACAAGGGACATGTCTACCACCGGGCCAAAATGACCGGGGCGGTCAGGCCCCGAAGGGCCTAGCCTTTAGAAGTCGGGTTCGTCGTCGTACAGATCCTCTTCGATCTCGCTCAGGGCCTCACTCAGCCAAAAAGCCTTTTCCTTACGGCGGATCTCACGGCGGTGCCATTTCCCATTGTCCAGCTCATCCATGTAGCGGTGAGCGAGAATACGGCTACCACCCATGACGCCAGACTTTCCAGAGCTGGAGTGGCAGCAGTATCCACCACACGTCCGTCGCCCGGTGCCGGGGATCGGAATTCCCTTGCTCATGTTGGCACGCTCCTTTTCGAGAATGTAGGAGTAGTGTCCGTTGAAATCCGTTGCCATGCTCCTCCTTCGAACTGTTGCCAGTCTACACTAGTAGTCTCAAGATGTCCAGAGACCGGGGCGGCCAAAAGCCCCCGCCGAAGCGGGGGCCATTAACTCAGGCAGCCAGGCTCAGCACTGCCTTACGGATCTTGTTCTTCTCGGCGTTGATCACCGGGTCGAAACCACTCGCCGCAGCGAACAGGTTGTCAACCTCACCCTTACGCGGCATCCGGTACCAGTCCAGACGCTCAGTCAGCGCGTTCAGCGCACCGGCCATCGTGCCAGCCAGAGACTGAGTGGTCTTGGGACCGTCGCCCGTGTCGGTGAAGATTCCCATCAGCAGATCACGCTTGCCGTCCCACTTGACCTGAGAACCCTTGACGTTCTCAGCCGGACGGTCACCGTAGATCGTCTTGATCAGCTCATCGAACTGATTCTTCGTGCACTCCGTGCGGAACAGTTCGTTCATCTCGCGCTCGAACTCATCCGCGTAGGCGAAGGTGATGTTCAGTGCCTCACGCGCGGCGGCCATGCGACCCTCGATGGTTTGAGTGTGGCGCATCTTGAACGTCTGCTTCACACCGTTACGGAGTGCGAAGTTCAGCGTGTTCTGACACACGACACGGACCGGAGTGACGCTCGCCTGCACCGCGAGAGAACCGTCATGGGAGGTGTTGACCAGCAGATACATGTTGGTCACGTCGGAGTCACCGACCAGAACCTCTCGGCCGATACGCAGAGATCCGAAGACCTGCGTACCATCCTTGATAGAACCGGCAGTCTCCCACGTTCCACCACCCGCGAGGATGCCGTCACCGAAGGCGAACAGCTCCTCATTCTGCACCACCTTATAGCGGGCGGCCACGATGCCGAGGGAATCGTCCAGCCCATCGAACGGGTTGGTACGGATCACCTCGAACATGTCCTTGGACACGCGACCCTTACGCTCCAGAAGTTCCAGCCGCACGTTCCAGTTGGACAGGTGTGCGAGCCGAAGCATCTCGGAAGTGGTGAGTTCACCTTCGAAGACAGTTCCGAGGTTGTGCCACGCGGGCTCCAGACGAGAAGCGAACGCGACCTGACCACGGGAACCGATTTCGAGACCGTGCATTTTTGCTCCAATGATTGGCGGATTTACTACTAGCTTACCTTGCACGGGGACTACTTGTCAAAGTAGTCAGAGAACACCCTGTGGAGTTGATCAAGCAACAGATCATCCAAGGCTTCGGGCTTTCGCCTTCCCCCTTGCTGATAGCTCAAGTCTAACAGAGTCTAGGGTGTTGTGTCTACATGGTTCAAGGAAGATCCTTTCGCCGGGGCGGCTTGTGGCCCCCGAAGGGGCCACGGCCAATTAGGGAATCATCCCCAGAGGCTCGAACGTTCCGATAATCTCGGAATCCTTGACAGCCGCCACAGACTGATAGGTGCCGTCCCTGACCTCAGACTGAGTGTCGTAGACGACGACCATGTAACCCGCATCGTCCAGGTCATAGCCGAAGTTGTCGAACCACTCGGCCACCTGTTCGGGGGAAACCAGAACGCAGAACTCATTCGGCATGATGCCGCCGACCACATCGGTCCACGGTGTGGGGTGCGTCTCGTCCACGTGCTCACGGCACAGACGGTTGGAAACCGCCTTGACATTGGCGTCGAACGAGTCGAAACCCTCACGGTAGGGACCGGCCCACTTGCCCGTACGGTTGCCCTCATGCGTCGGGGGAAGGGCAACACGGTAAACAATCACGGTTCCTCCTAGGTTTCCCTGGTTGGTAGTCCTAGTCTAACGGAGTATCAGCAGAGATCGCAACCCAATCCACCAAGATCTTTTGACCGGGGCGGCCCGAAGGCCGCTCTGTCAAGTGCCCATACGGATGATCATCTGCTCGATGATGAAACGGGCAACAGATGCTCGATTGTATTCGTCGTCATTGCGTGTAGTGCCCGCAGCTTCCTTCGCAGCCATTGCGTTAAGGATGCCAATAGCCAGATCAAACAGAGGCTTTTGCAATTCCTCATGCTGAGAGCACATCAGGTATGCAAGGGTGTGAGCGTTGAACGTGCGCTTATCGAGTACAGAGAGAATCTTGTCTGCGTCCTTTTCCGCCGCGCTTCGACGGGTAGACGTAGTGCGAGTTCCCTGATAGATGTCGGGTGCAATTACCGAGACCTCTGCGAGACGAAAGATATCGCCATTCCGAGCCATTGTGCCTCCAATGGAACGGCCCCCTTTCGGGGGCCGTAGCCGTTACTTGGGTTCGAAGTCTTGCGTATTCCCGTATCCGTCAGATACGCTGACAGACATACCGAGGACCGTTGCCAGGAAGGGGCCGAGAGCTTGGATCATGCTCCATGCCTGATCTTCCTGATCATCTCCGTTGGGCTCGATTTCGAGCATCACGTTAGCCATAGGTCTACCTTACTTGCTCTTGACCTCTACGTCAAGGCCCAGCACCACCGGGCTACCGCACTTGCAGTAGGCCAGGGAGTAACCGCACTTGCACGCTTCGTTCTCAGAGAAGCGCCACACCTTACCCTTACGGTCTACGGCCACGTACTCCGTAGAGGCGGACCGGAAACGCGCGGCGTGCGGGCGAACGTCCTTACCGCTCGGAGCCTTGACACCGGAGACAGCCCCAGCCTTGACATCCGGGTTGGCCTTTGCGTACGCCTCCAGAATCTCACTGGAGATGCGGCCACGGGAGTTGATCTCGATACCGTTGGCCTTAGCCCACGCTCGCACCGCCTTAGCGTCATAGGCACCGGCCTTGACCGCAGCGGGCTTGTTGGTACGGACGACGCCCGTGTCAGCGAAGACGGTACCCGCAGCCTCAGCAGCCTTGACAGCCTCGTTGGCCTTGGCACTCATCCGACCACGCTTGCCCATCTCAGCGAGACCGAGGGAAGCGGCGTACTCACGGCGAGTCTGCATTTGGTTCCTTCCGTTGTCCTTCGTTGTGCCTTAAGTCTAACAGAGCATGGCGGGCAGGGTCAACATGAAATTATGTCCGATTTGTCTCGCCGCCCCGGCCCCGAAGGGTCTCACGCTATTTCTTTGTGCGAGAGAATCGAATGTCGGCCTTACCAAAGATGCAAAGGCCGCACGTCACGCATGCACCACCCTTTTCGGTAATGAGCGGAATCTGCTTAGCATTCTCGGGACACTTCCCACCGGGAACGCCAGTCAGAGTTTCGAAGATCTCTTTACCCTCGTTGAAGGTTTCTCCCAGATATGCCATTTTGACACCGGGATTGTCAGCCGCGCAAAGAAGCCCGGCGTTAAGGTTTTCCTTGTCTACACTAAGGTAGACAGACAGGTTAGGGATAGACGTGATGAATCCTACATACTCGAATGAACGAGTGTAGATCCAGAAATGCACGTCAGGGAATTCGAGACAAACAGCCTCGATTGCTTCCGCATAAGTAGCGGAGAAAATGTCACCATCCGCATGCCAGCGGAACAGCTTAGGGACATTGTGCTTTTCGCACTCATTGGCGAATTCAGTGATCATCTCACTCAGGAGATCGATCATTACGTCAAGGGATGCATCCTTGAGCAATTCCCAATTGTGCATTGCCACTGCGAGGAATGCGGGATACTGCTTTTCGATCCTTCCCGCATAACAGATGGTCTCACACACACCGGTCGCACCGGGGCAAGAGAATGCCTTACCGGACGGCAGAGAGAATGCGTTTTTGATGAGCGACTGCTTACCTGCCTTGTTGGCTCGGACGGTCGTCTTGCGGTCGTTGGTTCGCTTGAGTCCCATAGATTCATCCTAGCAGACGTAAGAGGGAGAATCAACACGCTTGGATCAAGATCTTTTGACCGCCCCGGCCGAATGGCCCCCGAAGGGGCCATTGGCTAGTTGATCACTTGGGGGCGACCTCGAAGTCATCCAGGCCGAGCGCGACGGTCTCGAACTCGTTGGCCATGTTGTCGGTCATCTCAGCGGTGATGTTGCGGACGAGCGCGACACGCACGGTGGCGGTCATGGGGGTCTCAGCGATGACCTTGGCGATGGCGATGGCCTTCATTTTGGAGCCTTTCGTCGTGGTGTGTTCTTAGTCTAGCGGATGGAGCTTGGTTTGTCTACTCGCAGTCCACGAGAATTTCCATGTCGTCCAGGTGCTCGTCCGGTGCCGTCTCGGGCATCGTCCAGATGTCCTCCAGCCATCCCTTACGGATGACACCGGTCTGCGTGTCGGTGATCTTCTCCAGCTTGACGCTCATGCGAACCACCTCTCCGGGAGGTTTTCCCTCCCTTTCGATGTCTCTAGTCTAACAGACGTAAGCGACGATGTACAACACCTTCCCACCAAGATCTTTTGACCGGGGCGGCGTGCGCCCCGGAGGGCGCAGCTTTCAGCCGCAAATGGAGCAGTCGGGGCCACAACCGTAGTCGTAGCTGTCGTAGCTGTAGTCGTAGCGGGTACGCATCGCGGCGTCCTCGGCGTCGGTGATCTTCTTGACCTCCGCGTCGATGATGTCCTTCGCGTCCTTGAGACCCAGGAACGGGAAGTCGTTGCGGAGACGCTTGATGCACATGATCTTGTAGAGCTTGCCGATCTCCTTGATGATCTTCGGAGCGGCCTCACGCGCCTGGTTGTAGGCGAAGTCCTCGGCACCTCGCAGCCTGATCATCTCGGCCTTGGTGACGGTCAGACCCTCGTTGCGGATCTCGTTGGCCTTCTGCATGCGACCCTCGGTGATGCCGAGGTTGTAGCCGCTGGTGTAGCTGCTGTTCTGCTTCTGCTCGATCTCGTAGGTCACCGTGTTGTTGATCTGACGGGCCACGTCCGCCGCCTGACCGAGGTTCATGTCCAGGCCGTTGTCGATGAAGATCTTGACGATGTCGATGGCGTCCATGAATTCCTCTCTTAGAGGGTGTTTCCCTCTTTGATGTCTCTACTATAGCAAGGGATGGGGACCGGATGCAACACAGTTCCCGAAGATCTTTTCACCGGGGCGGCTAGCGGGGCCGAAGCCCCGCCGCCAGTCTACCTACGGCCCATCGGAAGGCCCTTCTTTGCTGCCTCCCTCTCCAGTTCCCAACCGTTGTTCGTCTCGTTGGGGTGGATGTATTCGATCTCCGTGATGCCGAGCAGGTAGGCGACGAGCAGACGGTGATGACCGTTGGTCACACGGTTGCGCTCAGGGCTGTAAACGATCGGCGTCTTGATGCCGTCCTTCTCGATGCTCTCGATGAACGCACGCGGCAGCTCATCGAACTTTGCAAGCATGCACTTTTCCTTGTCGTCCATCCAGCGGGAACCGTAGTTACCCGTGCGGGACTCGGAAGCGTCCCCGAAGATCGCGTCGTGCCAGAGCTTTTCCACGTTGACCTTGGGCATATCCACTCCAGGTTTCTCGCCCTGTTGATAGTCTAAGTCTAGCGGAGGATGTGATGAGGAGTCAACTCAACTCATCAAGATTT